AACGTTGTGTATGACAAAGAAGCCTATACGCTAGTTTCCGTTCCTCTGCCTAAACCCAAAGGAACAGTACATAGGATAATTAACTATAACGGTATTCAGATCCGTGTTGGTTATGGTTCTTATGATGGGACTAATGACACTCAAATGCTCCGTTGTGATGCTGTTTGGGGTTGGGGTAATCTACGACCTGATCACGCTTGTATCGTTCACGGCGATTAGGAGGGGTTATGGGTGCAACTCAAGGAAATATAATTGCTATAAAAGCCTTTAGTTTTGGAGCAGATAAAACATGGGATGCGACAACAGACGATAATATTGTTGCGCAGACCGTCACTGTTCCAGGGCTTCAAATCGGTGATGTAGTACTTGTACGAAAACCAACACAGCAAACAGATTTAAGTTATAATCCGATGGCGATTGTTACCGCTGTAAACACTTTATCTATTCAATTCATAGCTAATGGTTCAACACCAACAGCTACGGCTAATGAAGAATGGACAGGGTATCGAATTAAATCTGAATTACCTGTTTCAAACAATCCAACAATTTAAGGAGATAAAATGTCAATTGAATACTTATCAAAAATGAATGATGACGGTTCGAGCATAAATCAAACCGCCGCTCAGAAATGCGGAGAGCATGGGAAGGTATCGGCTCAGATAGCCAATATTAGTATCATATCAGCCGGTATTACAGTCGATGGAATCACGGCTTTAGTGGATGCCCAGAATGTAGCTATAAACGCTATAGTCGCAGGGTTAACCGTTAAAGGCACGGTTGCAGACGTATAATGCGAATCAATCACGATAATAAGAGTCTCAATTCCAGTGATGGGGTTGAGGCTCCTTATCTGTTCATAGGGATTCCAACTTATGACGGTAAGCCGACTACAAACTGTTTTGCAGCTGTTACTAATTTAATGCTCTTGCTACAGTCGAAAGGGATTAAATCAAAGTTAATGTTTGCGAAATACTGCGGGTTTATTGACAGGGCGAGGAATATGCTTATTAATGAATTCTTAAAAACCGACTGTACACATATTTTAATGAATGATGCTGATCAAGGGTTCGATCATGAGAAAATATTAGAAATGCTTTACAAGGATAAAATGTTTATTGCTGCTGCTGTGAGACAAAAACAGATGGAGGAAACGTATGCAATAAAAGTAAATGTTGATAATGAATTTAGTTTAAAGCCTGTGGAAAAAGATGGTCTTATTTCTACCCATAGAATAGGGTTGGCTTTGGTAATAATAAAGAGAGAAGTTTTTGATAAAATAAGAACTTTTCATAAACTCCCACATGTAAACAGCACGGGGACACAATTCACTGACACTCACATAGTTCAAGAATCAAATGGAACATGGGACTGGTTGGGTGAAGATTATGATTTTTGTACAAAATGCACTGAAGCTAGCATTAATATATGGATTTACCACAATATAGATGTTTCTCATGTGGGATATCATGAATTTAAAGGAAACTTTCACGAATATTTACTAAAACAACCTGGAGGATCGAAAGCTTCTACAGGTTTAAGAATTAACCAATTAATCAATAATTAGGAGAACAAATGAGTTATTTACCAAGAACATTATTCAAGGGCGGGAAGTCTTCAGTCAAAGATACTGATTTCATGAAAGTCCAAACCGAGAAGGAATTTTTAAACGCCGTGAAAAAGGGGTTTATTGTTTCCGGATGTAAAGACGTTAAGGATATGATTGAAAGCGTTCCTGAAGTTAAATCAATATTTGAGCGCAGGGAAGAGATTATGGCTGGCAATGCTAAATTGAATAGTGCAGCAGGGATTTCAGGCGGTGAAGTATTTGAATTAAAAAGCCAAATATCTGAATTAAAGAAGATGGTTCATGATTCAAACGACCAGATGTCAAGAATGTCTGAAATAGTCCGGAAAGTTACTGCCGAAAATGACGAACTAAAAAAACCGTCTGATGAAGTTTTAATTGAAGAATATGAAAAGGAAACCGGCGAAAAAGCTCTTATTGCTGGTGGACCAAACAAGGGGAAAGAGTTGAAAGCTTTTGCCGAATGGAAGGAGAAAAAAGATGCCTAATTCAAACGCATTTGTACCTGTTGTTGATGATACAGGAACCCAAAACTGTGTTCAAGCTACGACCGCAACAGCTTCGGCTAGCTTGCAGATTGTAGGAAATGAGATACTTGTTACAGCCCTCACACAGCCTTGTTATATAAGGCTTGGCAATTCATCCAGTGCAGCGGTTTCTGCCACAAATGGCTATTATATGGCTGTTGGTAAAGAAATTAGATGGCAGATATCTAACAATGCTAATAAATTGTTTTATATCCGTTCCGGTGGTGATGACGGTGCAATTTCTGTTGCTTTTGGAACAGGCGATTAATGAGCACTGGTCAAGAACTCTTTGAGGATGCTTACGCCGATCTTGGTGTAGGTAATCCTGGAGATAATTTAGATCCAGATATTCTCACCCGAGGAACGAGAATAGCTAGCAGAATGCTTTCCAGTTGGTCAGCAGAAATGAAGGTAATTGTTTCAACGCTTGATGAATTAACCTGGACGGCTGGTTCTCAAAGCATGACTATTGGGGTTGGCGGTGATTTAAACACGGCTCGACCTATTGAAATTACTGGGTTTCAGTCAAGAAAAAGCACTCTTGATTATACTTTGACTCAAGTTTCTTTTGAGCAATATCAGTCTACCATTTTAAAATCAACGGCAACGGATTACCCTGATGTATTTGCATATCAGAAAACTAATCCTTTGGGTATTATTTATATATATCCGGTTGCAATATCTAACCTTCCTGTCAGGCTCCAAAGTAAAAAAGCTTTATCTGATGTTGCCTTGATTGATGTTCTGGCATGGCCCCCTGGTTGGGAGTTAGCGGTTCAAACCAATTTAACTGTTTTATTGGCTCCTTCCGTTGGTAAAGAAGCCAAGAGATCGACGGTAGTTGAAGCGGAAAGGGCTTTAACAATCATAAAAGAAGCAAACGAGGATGATGAGGAGATGTGGCCTGATTACATGATGCCAGGATTTGGTGCCGGAGAAAACATCGACATATTGACGAATAAATGACTACAAGAATAAAAATACCAACAGTCGGCGGTTCATACCAGCACGATTCAAAACCTTTTGATAGCCAATTAACTATCAATCTGTTCCCTGAACGTGGTGGACCTCAGAGTAAATCCCCTGCAATTCTAAGGAGAACACCGGGGTCTAATTTGTTTGTGAATATTCCCGGTACTGGTCCGATTCGGGGGGAATATGCCACAAGTACGGGCAGACATTTTGCCGTAAGGGACAATATACCAAGAGAAATAAGTAGTACTGGAACACTAACGGACAGAGGTTATCTAAATAGTGCTTCTGGTGTTGTCAATATGACTGATTACGGAACTGCAATGGCAATAGCAGATGGTACAAATATCTATGAATATGATTTAAGTACCAATGCTTTAACGGCTGTCACTGATGCAAGCGCACCAGATAACACCCCTGTGGTTGATATGGCAGATGGGTATATATTCGGGTTCGATCCTGACTCTGAAATACTTGGAAGGTTTGGGCATTCAAATATAAATGATGTCACTACATGGAACGCTTTAGACTTTTACAACGCTGAAGGTTCACCTGATAAGCTAATAATGCTCAAAGTTTTAAATCGTGAAGTCTGGTTATTTGGCTCAAAGTCTTTTGAGGTTTATTATAACAGGGGTGGAGATAATACAGGGAACAATCCGACATGGGCAAGAAGGATGGGAACATTCAAGCAAATAGGATGTGGAGCGAAAAACTCTGTAACTGTTATCGGTGGAAAGATATTCTGGTTAGGTGCATCAAAAGACGGTGAAAACATAATCTGGACTGCTGACGGATACCAACCTAGAAGGATTTCAACTAGAGCTTTAGAAAGTGAAATTAGTACTTTCTCATCTGTTGAGGATGCAGAATCATTTACTTATGAGTATGAAGGTCATTATTTTTACTGCCTTACTTTTAATGTAGGAAACAAAACTTTTGTTTATGATGTAACAGAGGGTGAATGGCATAACTGGGCACATAGAAACACTACCACAGGAGTACAACAAAGGCATAGGGCTGTAACTCATGCTTTTGTAAATAGAACGAATTATGTAGGTGATTATGCCAATGGGAATATTTACGAACTCAGTAAAACGACTTATACAGATAATGGTGATCCAATTACCTGGGAAAGACAATTCCCATATTTTGACACAATGGAAAGACGTTTGTCTTGGTTCATGCTTCAAATCGATGCTTTAACGGGTACTGCCGAATTAGATAACACTATTGACGTTATTCAAATAAGATGGTCAGATGATGGTGGTAGAACTTGGAAGAACTGGCACCCAATGAGTTTAGGTAAACGAGGCGAATACGGTACAAGAGTTATGAAATGGATGTTGGGTATGAGCCGGGATAGAATCTACCATATAAGAAGCTCTGAACCTATTCCTATGACGATTCAGGATAACACTGTTGCAGATGTAGAGGTTAGTGATGATTGATGAACCTCCTTTTGAGGATTTGCCTTTAGAGAAAAATGGTTTCTTTGTTCAGTCTTGGTGGGCATGGTTTGAAAGTGTTTATGTTAGCATATTAGCATTGTTAAATTCTATCGGAAGCTCTGTAGAAATAACCTTTTCAGATAGTCCTCACACCCCGGCAAGTGATACAAGCAATCTTGTCTGTGACACTACTTTAGGCCCAATTGTGGTCAATTATCGAGCAGGGACATCTAACAAGCAATTAAGGGTTACTAACGCAGGGATGGTTGATAATGACGTTACATTGAATGCTAATGGGTCGGAGACTATTCACGGTGATTCTTCTCAAACTTTATACGATGAAGAAACCTTAAACTCTCGTTGGACTTCAACAAAATTTTGGTGGTAGAATGAGCGATATTCATAATCAATTTATTTTAGATAAAATCACAAAGATTTCCGCTGAAGTTAATTCTTTGCGTGAATTAAAAGTGCAAGATTCAAGTTTAGTCACACTACAAACTACAAGCGTAACTCTTCAAACGCAATCACTCACAAAGCTAAATGACATTGAAACGGCTATTCAGGCAGTAGAAACTAATCAGACTGATAAAAGCCAATACACTAAAATATCAGATAAATCAGGTTCGGATATAGATGAAAATAACCCTATAGCGGTATGTGATTGTTTCGGTGTTCCGAATACATTTACGAAGCAAACTGCTAACGGTGATAAATTCCTAATACAGAAAGGTGGTTTAAATAAATTAAGAATAAGACCACAAATATTGAATGAACACGCTGAAAGCTCAAGAGAGATTCAGGCAATGGTTAACTCTACAACGATTGCAGGACAGATATTTAAAGCTAGTCACGATAATATAAATGGTCTCAATTTAGCTATGAGAAGTGCAGAAGCACAACCTTTTGATGATTTTGAATCATATGCAGATAGTGCAGCCTTACAGGTTGTCTGGATAGAAACGGATGTGGCTGACAAAGCAGAACTAGAGACAACCATAGTATATGAGGGAACTAAAGCTATGATGTTGCCTGGTGATGCTACCGTTGGCGATGAATGGTATCAGGCGTTTGCATCTGCTGACTTTACGGGTTATACAGGAACATTTCATATGCAAGCCACACATGCTTATAGTTCTATAAAATTGCGAGTTTATGTTTATGATAGTTTAGGAAATACGAGCAGTGCACCTATAATTCACACGGCTGTCTATGAATGGCAATTTTTTGAATTTGATGTGGCAGCGTTAACGGCTGATGGTGGTACTCCCGCCGATGTTTCTGACATTACTAGAATAGGGTTCAGGTTAGAAGATAGAAGAAATAACTCAGAATTTTATATTGATGAAATGATTTCCGTACCAGCTCCAGGATCGGTTAATGTGAAATTGTGGGATATGGGGGCAACCTTGCCTACTGGAGGGGTTACTTCTATAGATGATGGAACGCAATACACTAAACTGGGTGATTTAGGTATATCAGGAACTCAAGTGGCTGAGGTTGAGGTTCAATTACTCGGTGGGTTTAGAGTATACCACATTGATGAATTTGTGGCTGGTGTGGCTTTAGAGATTCCCACAAACGAATTACTTAATACGGACAATTATTATGCTGTAACTGTAAATTATATTGATACTGATGTCGATATGTATGGGCCTGACACTTCATTTAATACGGACTATTACACAAACGGATACGCTTTCACGGCACCTGATGAAGCGACAGCCATAACGAAAATAGGAACATATAGCGATCTAATGTTTACGGTGTATTCAACTCAAGATGTGTATGTAAATAATTATGGTCAAGTTGCTAATGCCGAACCTAACGGGATCTCTACTATGGATGTTTACATAGAAGATTCCGACATGAAAAGAACGGATACGATAATAACTGGAGTGCAACCAACGAAAATAGTCGCTCCTGACTTAAAATCAAGACCAATGTTTATGGAAAAAGGATCGAAACTAGAGTGTGAGTATAACGATGATTTAACTGATAGCATAACTAAGATTTCAATAGGGTTTAGGTATTACTTTCAACCTGAAAGTGTACACGGATAATAGGAGGAAAAATGGCGAGTTTATTAGGCAGAATAGGCAGGGGACTTGGAACCGGAGGCTTGAGCGAAGGGTATAAAGCTTGGACTGATAACAATGTTGGGAGGAAACTCGGTAACGCATGGGATGATTACACTGGGGTAACATCAGAAGAAAAAGCCCTTGAAGCCGCTGAAATACAAGCTCAAGCGGGTCGTGATGCGATGGCTCAAGAAAAAGCAATATATGAGCAGAATCGTGCTGATAATATGCCATGGATGCAATCGGGTCAAAGAGCTTTGGGTGAAATGGATCAAGGTATGGGAAGTGGTCGATTTAGTATGGGACCAGAAGAATTCGATTCTTCTCAGTACCAAATGCCCGGTGAATTCTCTTTCACAATGGATGATTTTCAAGACACTCCATATTACCAGTTTTTACAGGATGAAGGGGCAAAAAATGTCAATCGTTCCGCTGCTGCCGGTGGTCGTTTAGGTGGTGGTGATGTTTTAAACGCTTTACAGAACAGAGGGCAAATGACTGCCATGAATGAATTTGGAAACCAGTTCAATCGAGCGATGGGAACACATCAACAGCAATTAGGTCAAGCGCAACAGGATAGGAATTTTGGTTATCAGGACTTCTTAGGTTCATACAATCGAAGGGCTGGAGAAAAGGCAAACGATTATAACAGATTAGCTGGTCAGTCTGGAACCGGACAGATGCAAGCTCAATACTTAGGCGGATTGGGTGAAGGTTATGGAGCTAGGACTTCCGATATGATGACGCAAATTGCAAACGCTCAAGCATCAGGTTTAATCGGCGGGGCAAATGCTAGGATGTCAGGACTTGAAGAATTAGCTTCCCATGGTAAAGAAGCGGGAAAAATGGCAATGTCCCGAGGTTTCGGAGGTGGTGGAGCCACTACTAGAAGAAATCCAAGTCAGCAAATCCCTATGATGGGAAGCAATAAGCAGAGTCCACAATGGGGGCAATCGCCTTATCAAAACTCTTGGAGGAACGCATAATGGGACTAGATTCAAGTATACCAATGAGAATAAGAACCCCCAGAGTAGGGGCTGAGGGCATGGCTCAAGCGATGCAAGTCGGTCTGGGTAATCGTAGACAGAGGATAATTGACAAGCAGAATCAGTCTGAAATCACGGCTAACAGGCAGATAGCGGATGCACAGGAGCAACGAAGAGTTGATACAGAAACGAGGGCTAAAACTGCTCATACGATAAACGCAATAGGATCTACTCAACCGATGTTCATGAAGAAATTGGCTCAAATCGATGCAAGGCAAGATTTAACGGCAGGACAGAAACAGCAGGGAATGAATATTGCTTCTCAAAGTTATATGGGGATGTTGAATCAGGGTGGAGCGAACATTGATGAAAGAATGATGCAAATGCCGTATGGACAAGAGGTTCAATCTTATTTTGATACTCAAACGGCTCAGTATGATGCTTTACGACAGGGATCAACACTAAATAAATTCGCTCCTGAAATTGTATATGGTGAAAAAGGCGGTATATATCAAGCTTCAAGAAATCAAGGGGAATTAGAGTTAAAACCGTATACCATACCGGGAACTAAAACGCAAGCAATAAAGTTTCAACCTACTAAATTTATTAAAGGAGAGGGCGAATATTTAAGTGCCAAAGGTGGAGAATTAAAGCCAACTGGAGTAAAAACGGGAGATGCTTACAAAAAAGATATAGAAGAGAAAAAACTTACGTTAGCACAACAAGAATCAAATAGAAAGGCTTTACAATTTGATAATCTCGTTAAAAAAGAAAAGCAAAACGCCAAACTATTAGACCAGAAAATAAGAAGCGGGCAAGCAACGGTTGAAGATGCCTATCAGACTTATGCAGATAAAACCACTGTTGGGGTTAATGTAATTAATAAATTATTGCAACATCCTGGATTACCTGGTGCTGTTGGTGCTAAAAATTGGTCATCTGGTTTTGGATTATTTAAAGAGCCTATTGGCGGAACATCTGAAATGGATTTTACTACGCAATACAATCAAATTAATGGGCAAGCGTTTTTACAAGCTTTTGCATCAATTAAGGGTGGTGGGCAGATTACTGAAATCGAAGGTAAAAAGGCAACTGAAGCTATTACATCGATGAGTAGAGCAACTTCTGAAAAAGAATTTGTAAGGGCTGCTAATGAATTTAAATCTGTTCTTATGAAAGGTTTAGAAAGGGCTAAAAAGAAGTATAAACAGGAAAAAACTCCTGTTGAAAGCACTTATTCAGATGAAGAAAAAGAAAAAAGATACCAAGAATGGAAAGCTAAACAAGGTAAATAAATATGGCGATTACTGAACAAGAAGAATTTGAGTTTAGATTAAAGCTTGAGAATGAAGCGAAACCTAAATTAGATACTGCTACGGTTAAGGGTGATGTAACAGAAAAAGCCTACAGCACTCCACCACCTTTGACCCCAAGGCAGGAGAGATGGCAACAGAAGCCTTTTTATGAGAAGATGGCCAGAGGTGCCACTGAAGCGGTACTTGGGCCCGTAAGGGGTGCAGGAATGCTCCTGAGAAAGCCGTTCATGTCTGAAGAGGATTACCAAGCAAGGCAACAGGAACTTGGTGAAATGGGTGATTACTGGAGGGAATCTACAGAAGGCGATCCATTATCCGCTACTGGTGCAGTATTTGGTGAGGTTGGCTCTTTAATAAGTCCAATGTCTAAAATATCGAAACTGAACGCATTAAGAAAGTTTGGTTTAAAGTTCGGACCTACAGCACAAAGCATAGCCACAGGAATAGGTCAGGGCGGTTTATCAGGTACCGTAAGACAATCGGGAGAAGTCGGGAGGGGTGGTGAATTTTCTGTACCATCTGCCGGGATTGAAGCACTTGCTTCTGGTGTTATTCCTTCAGCAGTAAAGGGTGGAATAAAAGGTGCTAATTATCTAGCCAAAGAATCCGCTGAAACATTGGGTCAAGTTCCTATTGAAGGTCTTGAAATGTGGGGTTCTAAACAGGGTAGAGAAGCGTTAAAGAAAAGTTGGCAACAAGAATTACCAACAGCTAAAGACATGGTTAAAAAGGTGTTTAATGCAGGAAAAACACTACCAGAAACCAATCAAGTTAAGGCTGTTGTTTCTAAAATGCCTAAGATAGATGCTCAACCAGTATTACAGGAAATAGATAATGCTATAAATAAAATATCTCTAAAAAATACTAACAGCCCAATGATAGCGAAATTAAAAAAACTTAAATCTGATTGGGCTGTTGCCAAAGAAGCTGAAAAGAAATCTATCATGCTTGGAGAAGAAACAGTTCTCCCGGCAAAAGTTTTTCAATCAAAAGACGGATGGAAAATACAAGGTTATAAAAAACATCCTAATAAACTAGGTATTGAAAAGTCTGGACCTGAAAAATCCTTTAAAACTAAAGAAGAAGCATTCGATTACGCTAAAAACCAAATGGGACATAGAGTACCAAAACCTCAAGATTTAAGGGTATCTGCTGAATCTCTACGGAACAAGCGAATTGAAATGGATGATATTATTGATTGGACTAAACCAGGGGCAAGCAAAATGAACGATTTGCTGATTGGCGTAAGGCGAAAAGCTGAAGGCCTTTTACAGCAAAATGCACCGAAAGAATATCAACCTTTAATGGCTCAATATGCTGATAAGATAAACAAGATATCAAAACTAAAATCTAAACTGGGTAATAAGAATGTAGCTGAAGAAAGAGCATTCACACTACTCAGAGGCGTTGATAATGATAGCAGACAAGTTGTAAAAGAAATTGTGCAGAATTTTGACAACACATTTGGTACGAATTATGTACAAAAAGCCGAATTAATGCACATGGGGAGGATGCTTGGAAAGGCTGGAAAGGATAAAATGCAAGTCCCGTTATGGCCTAAAGGAGCTACAGGAAACAGACCTTTAGCTTTGTTGGCTGGTGGTGCTGGTATGCCCGCTTATGCTTCACAGATGCTTAAAATACCCCGTGGAGCTGAAAAAGCTTATGACTATTTAGGTGGCCTTGGTAGAGGTAGATACCCAAAAGCTAGAGGCACTATTGATGATTTATTACTACAAACAGGCAGATCAACTGTACAAAACACTTTAGGAGGAAACCAATGACAGGCGTATTACAAACCGTATCACAACAGTATTTTTTAGACGATGGAACGCCAAACAACGGTGGAACTATTAAATTTAATGATGCCATAACGAATAACTTAAAAGATGTTTTCACTACAACGGATCTCGATGTCCCTACTGCTAATCCGCTAGACCTCGGTACTGATGGAAGGCCTGTGGTTCCTTTTTTCCTTGGAACTGGAACGTATGATATTTACATCTATGATTCTGATACTGTTAAAACTGAAGAGAAATTAGCTGTTCCCGGTGCCGGTGTTTCTTCAGATGAAAGTGTTCAATCGGTGGCTAATATCGTTGATTTAAAAGCCCTTGATGCTGGTGCAAGTACTTACGTTGATGTTGCTGGGTATTACGCTGCTGGAGATGGCGGTGGTGGTCGGATGTATTGGGATTCCACAAGCGGAGCAGTACAAAACAACGGAACTATTTTCATACCTAATTCAGTCCCAGGTACGGGGCGATGGAAAAGAATCTATGACAAGGAAATTGATATTAAATGGTTTGGGGCTTATGGTGACAATTCCCATGATGACACCATTGAGATAATCGCAGCGTACACATGGGCAAACGCTCAAACTAACGATATTTTCTTTTCAGATGGTAATTATTTAATTAATGGTGCTTTGACGTTTGGAACTGCAACAAGTATCAGAATGGGTTCTGGTGCTTATTTTTCTGCCGCCTCTTCTCAAACTGTTACGATTAACGGCTCTTTTGATGCCGGGTTAACTAAAGTTTTTGGAACTAATATCACAGCGGTTTTCGGAACCAATTCCATTTCAGTTGTTCGCCCTCAATGGTGGGGAGCTTTGGGTGATGGCTCAACTGATGATACTGCCGCTTTTGATTCTGCACTAGCTGTCGTTGGTGGTAACGGTGGAGGAAAGATACTTTTAGCTCCCGGTGATTATGGATTAATTGACTTCGACCTTGATTATAGAAATGTAATTATAGAAGGTGAAACTAGTGGATACGGATATGAGGCTGCAAATAAGTCTGTTATCTTGAGGGGTTTAGCCACTGCTGTTTATTGTATACAATTAAAAAGAACGGACGGAACACGAAACGCCGCCTATTCAGTACTTAAAAATTTATCTGTATTCACTACCCAGGGAATTGAATATGGTGTATTGATTTCTGAGGGCGGGACCGTAATGGAACAAGTTAATGTTCAAGGTTTTCAATATGGGTGTACGATAGCGCAAAGAGGAAATCAAAATAAATTCCTTAGATGTAGTTTCAATAAGAATACTAAAGTTGGTTTTGCTGTGACTGAAGTGGCGAATCAATCTTATTTACATCCTAATGTTTCTTTTACTGGCGTTGTTACTTCTACCACTATGTCATTACGAGACTGTAATATTAGGGAGAATCAATTTGGCGTTATTATTAGAGAAGGTGAATCGGTGAAGTTTACTGATTGTGTTGTTGAGTCCAACGTTCAAAATGGATTGTATTGCTATAAAACTACAGGAACCAATGTAAACACAATGCTTTTTGAAAATGTTTGGTTTGAAAATAACTATGTTGATTATGATGGAACTCCGGGAGATTACTTTGTTACTGGAGCTGGTAATTACTTAAAAATAACATCCTCAACATATGCAGCATGGGTTGAAGCTGATGACGCTGGGTTTCAAGTTAATATTGATTCACAAACGAGAGATCATGCTTCCGGTCCTTCGGCTAAATGGTCATTCAATAGATGTAAACTTAATGCTGCTGGGGTTAATCAAAAAGGGTTGAGAGTTCCTTCTGCTAGATGGGGGGAGGTTAAGTCCTGTAATTTTCTTGGTGGAGATCAATCTAATTTTATTTCTCTGGAAGGTACTGCTGACTATTGGCATTTTATAGACGTAAATGGAGGAACGGGAAGCATAGGAACACAGGGAAACAGAACTGCCATAATAGTAGTAGATGAAGGTTTTCAGGGTGGAACACAATGGACTACCGGAAACGTTTCTGCTCCAGGTTTTAGATTCCCTGCTACACTTGCCCCCGTTGCTAATGCAAACACTCTTGACGCATACGAAGAAGGTACTTGGCAGGTTTATTTATTCTCTGGAGCAACCACTACCCCTGATGCGGTTCCTACCTTAAATTATACGAGAATAGGTAATACTGTCCATGTTTGGGGTGAGCTTAAATTCCAAGCTGGAGGGGGTTCAATCACGGTTAATGGCACACCACTAATAATCGCACTAAAAGGAACCACACAGACCGGAACAATTACTGCCGGGGCCGCTTCTGCTGATATTGTAGGGGTTGGAACTTTGTTTGAAAGTGAGCTTGCAGTTGGCGATCAAATGACTTGGATTGACGATGCTGGGGGTATTGTCACAAAGATTGTTGAGACTATAACAGATAATACTAATCTGGTTTTATCTGAAAATGCTTCAAGTGTTACAAGCGGTTTGGCTTACGATAAAGTAGATTCACCACTTCCGGGGATGCCGTCTGATTCTTTAGATGTTCATGCTGGTAGTATTATGAGGTGCGACTTTACACCGACAAGCCATCAATATTGGCAATTCGATAGACACTCTAAATCTTTACAACTAAAAGAAGTGGCTGCAAATTCTGGAACGCTAAGCGCAGTGAATACCGAGGCATCAGGGACGTATGAAATTGATTTTTCAGGCATATCTTTCTCATATAGGATTGATTAACCCCACAAGACTGTTATCCTGTGGGGGTTGAGTGTTATTTTAAGTGGTTTTTTTGCCCTTTTCAATTAGTTCTACAATATCCATGTATTCGCTTTTGCGTATGGTGTCCGTTCTCCAGCTACCGTAGCAATTCGCTATATCACGAATAGAATTTGTATATCCAAAATGAGAAATTATTGTTTTTGTGGTTTTTAATCCAAGAATAAAAAATACTGTTCCAAAAATCCATCCGACCAAAAAAGTAAAATAAGGCTGGATTAGCCACAAAACACCCAAAGTGTAAGCACCTTCTCCGGCTGAATTCACCGTATCTAATATTAATTTTAATTGTTCTATATTCATTCCCTTCTCCTTTGTTAAATGAGCGTAATTGCTCGGTTAAATTATTCTCTTATTCCATTTCTTAATAGCTCTGTTAATCATTCTTTCCTCATTGTCGTATTTTTTATACATCTCTTCAGGTCCGATAGCACAACAGCCTTTTTTAAAATCCATACAGACCACTTTGCCGTGAGCTAGGAAAGATCCCCATTTGAATTCTACTTTATCGCTACCACAAAAGGGGCAGTTATTTATTTTTAATATCATTCCTTCTCCTATTCATCGTTGTAGAGGTTCTGATGGAAAGCTATGGGTTGGGTTTATCTTTCTTTTTCATAAGCTTCCCAAACCTTCACAACCCCATCCCTCTTAGCCTTAGACAGCTTAGACTTCTTTTCCTGAATCAAACCATACGCTTCTTTAAGGGCGTTTAAATCAATCCCATGATGCCTTCTGAAGGTATCTTTTAATTCAGTACTGCGATAAATACGACCTATCATTAATAATCCACACTCGGCTCTAACTGCCTAAAGTAATCCCTAAACGACTCCCCAGACATTCGATCCTCTTCGACTTTAGCTTTTAGAATCTCAATGAAATGCGTTGCGCTGAGAGTCCTTTTCGGGTCTTCAAAGCGTTTTTCTTGTTCTTGGCTCATCATACCTTCCTCCCGTGCCATTCTCCGGACTGCTTATTAATAGTACAAGATTTCAATTTATTCAACAGCATCACCTCCGCAGTAACGCTTGAATACTCTTTTATATTATAGGTGTTGTTAATGCGGGTTATTTGGGATTTGGTTAATGTTCCTGATTGCATAATTCCTCCAAAGTTTCTTTTTTGATAGATTTCTGTAAAATTTCCCATTGTTTTTCCTTAAGCTCGAAATGGCTTTTCCCATTCCAATATGACTTTTCTAAAGCTTCCGGTTTACTGACAACTTCGTCTTTTCTTATCATCTCTCGGTAATCATGAGTAGAATCTTTTACTCTTAAACATTTAGGAGTTTCTTTTGTGACAACTCCAAAAGCAAATGTCACGGGTCTTCGGTCATAATTCATCCAATATATTTTCTTTCCTATCATATCATCCTCATTTGTTAAAAATTAATCTCTGTATTCATTATAGCCATTCAATATCGAACCGTCAAGGGAAATATTAAATTAATTTATTTTAAATAATCCATTGCAAATCCCCTCGATAATGGTTATTATATAATACAACGTTTTAAATAAAGGAAAAACAAATGTCAAAAATTACACCGAATAAAGTCGAAAAGCTAATCAAGTCTAAAAGCATAAATTTAGACCGGGCAGCAATTCAAATGTCAAAGAAAGAAAATGTTTCAAAGAGTTATTTATACAATTATTTGAAAGGTGCGAAAATTCCGAACCTAAAGAAATTGAATGCAATAGAGGCCTGGTTTATTAAGAATGGAGGGGAAATATAATGGCTACGGAAATAGTATATGAGAAAGAGGATAATAAAACCACAGTCGGAAAAATGAAAAATGGAGAGTGTTTTATTTTTAGTGAAATATTGTATATGAAAGTCGCTTTAGCTTCTTCGGAAAGAGATAAAGTTCTTTGTGTTAATAGTGGAGGGATGGTTTTATTCTCCTTTGAACACGAAACAACCGTAGTAGACATAAAAATCATTGTCAAAGGAGAGAAATAATGGGTAGAATCACCTACCACCACAATATGCTCCAAGGCTCAGAGGAATGGTATCAAGCCAGACTCGGATTAGTCACGGCAAGCAATATGAAGTTACTCTTAACTCCAAGTGGGAAGGTTTCTGAGAATGATAAAGTCCGTGCATTTGCATATGAAATTGCAGCACAAAGAGAAACGCAGCATTGTGAAGAATCATATATTTCGTGGGAAATGGAAAGAGGAATGATTGAGGAAGATATTGCCAGAAAGATTTATTCTAAAAACCATAACCGTGTTAAAGAGTGCGGGTTCATCACAAAAGAATTTGACCATTTTACTATTGGTATTTCACCGGATGGTTTAATTGATGACGATGGAGGAATTGAAATCAAGTCAAGGAAACAAAAATTTCAAATCCAAACCATAGTTTCTGGTGATGTTCCTATGGAATATATGTTACAAATTCAAACCTCTCTTATGGTAACAGAGCGTAAATACTGGGATTTTATTCAATATTCTAATGGAATGCCTCTATTTAATTGCAGAGTTTTTCCTCAACCAGAAATGCACGAAAAAATACTTCAGGCTGTTGTTACGTTTGAAGCTGTCGTTTTGCTACTGCGAGAAGATTACAGGGAAAAATCAAAAGACTTGGTAAAATGTGAAAGAATAGATTTACTTGAACAAGATGAACTAATTCAATCATCAAAGGAGAACCGTAGTGTCTGATTTAACAGAAACAATTATTCCAAAAAGCGACCAACAAAACGCCGATGATTTTCTGGCGGGTCCGAAAACCGTTAAAATAACATCTGTAAAACTCGTAAAAGGAGATCAACCAGTTCACATTTATTTCGATGGAGACTCAGGGAAGCCGTATAAGCCATGCAAATCCATGCGGAGGGCTTTGATATCTGTCTGGGGAAGTGACGGCGAAAACTACGTTGGAAAGAGTCTGACACTGTTTTGTGAACCTTCTGTCAAATGGGCAGGCAAAGAGGTTGGCGGGATTCGTATTTCTCACATGAGTGATATTAAGGAGCCTATAAAAATAATCCTTACCGTCACCCGTGGAATGCGAAAACCGTATATGATCAATAAGCTCGTTCCAAAAGTTGAAAAAGTCCTGACTGATAAAGAATATTCTGAATGGGTCGAAAAAATGGACAAAGCAACAGACATGGTTGAACTAAATACAGTCGGTGCAGAAATAAATAAGTCTGGATATGATGAAGCAGGAAAAGCTAAGATTGGTGATTATTTCCGGAAAGTCATGAAGGAATTTAAAGATAAATAATAACTAACCCCCGGCAGATAACAGATAAAAGTGTAGAATAAACTCTTTTGACTGTTTCCATTTTCTAACCGCACATTCCGTGCAACTGTCGGGGGTTATAACTTAAAAAGGAGAAATGAGATGAAAAACAAAATTAGACTATACCTATTATCTCTCGTTAAGAAAGATTACTCTCAGAATCGCTCCAAGTATGGGGTAAAAAAGCTTGAAACTATTTTTGATGCCGAAAAACATTTAACACAACAATTAACCAAGGATTAAACTATGCTTGAAACATCTGATAACAAAGCCAGAGGCACAATAAAAATCAACTGCTACTACAAAACACGCCGTACAATGTCAGCAAAGGGTTGTGAAGGTTGTCCGGTTTCAGCAAAATATTGTATTGAGAACTTAAAAAAAGGAGAAGGGAGATGACAATATGGAAAAAAACAACACCAGAAGTATATTTTTCTATTTACAACCAACACAAAAATGATTTTGGTGTATTTGGAACTTGTACCTGTCCTGAAGGTGAACCGAGGTTTGGTAAAACGAACCCTTATATTTATACAGAATGGGGCTTTAAGGATGCAGACGAGCCTATAATCATGTGTGAAAGAACAAAAGAAAGTGTTGACCAGAAAGAATGGGATGATGAGTTCTTTTTAGCAAAATATTATAATAACGATGACTAAAACCTGCTCAAAATGCAACCAACCTCGTGAACTATACGACTTCTACCGCAGAACAGACAGAAAGAGCGGTATAAGAGGCGATTGCGTTCATTGTCGTAGGAAAGAGTATCAAGATAATAAAGCTCTTAAACAGGCTTACCAGAGAGCTTATCATAGGTCAGAACGTGGTAGGGAAGTGAAGAGGGTTTGGAATTTAATGATTAAGGAGAAAGGATGAAACCGAGAAGAGTAATAGCGAAAATAACCAGAACAGTCACAGAAAAAGCAGTCGTGACTTTGGATAGGGACGGTTGTATTGAAGAGGTCGAAGATATTCATGAAGAGTTTGATTGGGAAGATGGGGAAGTTCTGTCTACTTATTCAATTTTGAGTGTGCACCCATAATAATTTAATGATTAAGGAGAAAGGATGAGTGTATATAAATGCCCTGTGTGTCAGGGAACAGGATTAGTGCCTAATGGATTTTACAGTAACCCCGGAATGCCAACATACAGTTCGACTAGTACGTCACCAGAAACGTGCAAATCATGCAATGGAACGGGAATTGTGTATGATTTCGATGGTCTCAACAAAAATAACCAAATAAGCCCTTGACAATGCTGAAATCAATGGCTATAATAGGGGTTGAAACTTGAATGTGAGATAGTTTTAAATTTAAAAGGGGTCGGCACCCGCCTAATTTGTGTAGTTACTCACATTCCTACACAAAGCCCCCATGAATGTGAGGTTCAAATGAAAATAGAAAAAATAGTTTATCATACTTCCCGTGGAAACTTTTCAGAAGAAGCGTTTGATGCTAATAATTTACCAGAAGAAATTTTATCTGTCACGGTTACGGAATTAATGAGCAAGTTGGAATTTGAAAAAACTTACCGGGAAATAAAAAAATGCCAACAAGATTAATCAGAGAAGGGTTTTTAGACTCTGATAAAATAGATACGTTAAGTAATGGTGCTGAAATCTTTTTTGTTCGCCTAATGCTTTGCGCTGATGATTATGGTCGTTTTGACGGACGGTCGTTAATTATAAAGAATCGAGCTTATCCATTAAAAGATAAACTGACAATTAAGAAAATTGATGAGTGGATGACTGAATGTATTAAAAAAGGGTTAATAATACGTTACATGGTAAAAGATAAGCCATATATTGAGATTATCGACTTCAAACAGCGTTTAAGAAGTAAAAAGAGCAAATATCCTGATAGTGACGGTCACATGACGGACATATGCCCGACAGATGACAGTCATGTGCAGGCAACAAATAACCACTTGTCGGAAGAGAAGAGAAGTGAAGAGAAGGGAAGTGAATTACCGCCTCCGGCAAAAAATGAGATTTGGGATGCCGTTTGTGAAATATGGAGTCTGGATCCAAAGACCAAAGCAGAAAAGAAATCACTTGGAGCTGTTGTCAGGGATTTGAAACTAAAACAGGCTACCCGGGATAGATTAATTAAACTTGTTTCTGAGCATAAAAGAATCTGGCCTGAAGTCTCTTGTACTTATCGGTCGGTTTTAAAGAACTATGATTTTTTAAAGAATTCCTTTAAAGGATATCAGCCAAAGAAGGTTCAACCATGAACATGAAAGAATTATATGAGAAATCATGCAAACTGGATGATAAAACTCAAACCCGGGAACAATGCCGGAGAATATTCAAACATGGGATCCCGAAAGGAACGTCTACTGGATGGCGTTCATTCGATAAGTATTTCACTTTATTGAAAGGGCAACTGAATATTTTAACAGGTTTCCCGGGATCCGGTAAATCAGAATGGATTGAGGCGATGGCTTGTAATTTAGCGAAAAGAGAGAATTGGAATACTTTGTTTTTTAGTCCTGAAAATTATCCTATTGAATTCCATAAAATGAAATTAGTGGAAAAGATAATGGATAGGCAATGCCACAGGAAGTTGAACTTTCCAGAATTAACGGCTGATGAGCTTGAAAAGGGACTTGATTTTGTTGATTCTAATTTCAGCTTTATTGATGCCGGAACTGATGATTATAATTTAGATTCCATTCTCTTTACCGCACAACATTCTAAGCTGATTATGGGAAAGAAAACTGACATGGTGATAATTGACCCATGGAATGAGTTAGAGGTTTTCAAGCCCTCAAACATGACTGAGACCGAGTATATCGGGGAATCTCTGAAAAGAATCAGGAAATTTGCCAGATTACACAACATTTCTTTCTGGATAGTCGCTCATCCTGCAAAAATTGGAAGAAAAAAGGACGGGAATTATCCTTCTTTGAGTATGTACGACATTTCTGGATCCCAACATTGGTATAATAAAGCCGATAATGGGATAATAATTGAGCGAAATTATGAGAATGGAATGGAATTAATTGTTAAAGCAAACGTCAAGAAAATCAAAAACAGGCATTATGGGAAAATTGGAGAGGCTTATTTTGAGTTTATCCCGGGTAGTGGAAATTATCGTTCTTGTGATGAATCAGTTAAACCACCAAATAAGGAGTTCTAATGAGCAAAAACGACTGGTACGAATACTACAAACGGAAATTGATAGAAAAGAATCCATCTGCTGAAGAGTATGAGAAAGGGATTGCTGAGATAATTAAGAAGGTGAATATTTAAAATAACCAGAGGGTGTAATCTATCTGGAACTAATTAATGATTAACTTGAAGGAAGGGATGAATATGGAACCATTAGAAAAATTAAAATATCATAGAGAATTATTAAAAAATGGTGATATATCGTGCATATACGAATATATGGAAAATATATTTAATATCATGATAGATGAACGTAAAAGAAGGACTAAAGAAAAAGCTGAAGATAGGGATTATCATTATGCAATGATACATGACTCAATAGGTTCTTCTGATCTGTCGACCAAATGTACTCTTTTGGGTGATTTGGCATTTTTTTCTAATAAAAAAGAACCAAAAACACAGAATGACGGATTAAATGAATTATCAGGTTATTTAGGAGAAAAAATCTCTCAACTGAATGGTTTGAAATGCAAAACAGACGAAAATGCCTAAAGTATTCAGGGCTATGAGGAAATTTTGGAAGAAGTGAATGAGAGGCATTTGAATGATTGACGGAGGTGGAAGGTGAATATGACATATGGATTAAACGGGGTAGATAATTTCAGAATAGGTGGTTTTGCAACAGGCTCATATTCCTGTAAATGTAAAAGGTGCGGAATCGAATATATTGGAGATAAGCGGTCGTTTTATTGTCTGGAATGCGAAATAGGTTCATATAATCGAATGATGAAAGAAATAGGTTTATTAAATGAAATTAAAGACATAATAAATTCAACAAATTATTCAGCATCTAAGTACAAGAAAATTAAAAGTTTAATCAAGGACTAAGGAGGTAAATGATGGTTAAGAGATATGACTGGGATGAGTTTGATGGTCATGTTCCACATGAAAGCGGTGATTGGGTTAAATTCGAGGATTACGAAAAACTCGAAAAACAGAATAAACGGCTAAGGGAAGGTATGGAGAAGGTTAAAGCAGTGTGTCCATACTGCCTGATTGTTCAACACAAATTCAAAGATTTTTTAAAGGATGAGGGGAAATGATGGATGCATGGAAAAAGGAATTTTCTGAAAAAACAAATTTAACGGCTGATTTTGCGCCAAATTATTATGAACAAAAAGTGTTTAAATTTGGATATGATTATGGGTATAAAATACTCCAATCCGAACTTACCCGCCTCAAAACCGGAATCACTGACATTTTGAGCAGGAGATTGCACCCGGAGCAGACGGAGAGGGAGATTAAGGAGTTTTTGAAAACTAAAGGAGAATTATGAAAAACGAAAAACCGATATTATTTAACACGGAGATGGTCAAGGCTGTTTTGGATGGGAAAAAGACTCAGACAAGGCGGGTGATAAAATTCAACAAGCTTTCAAATATAAAGAAAGGAAGATTGTTTTATTCTAAAACATTTAATTCATGGGCTATCGAAGGTGGCGAAGCTCATATCACTCTTGTTGACTGCCCATACGGAAAAATTGGAGATCAATTATGGGTAAGAGAAAAGTTTGCTATTGGTGCCGTTGTAGGTGCTGAAAATGATGAATCATATCTTTCTCAATGTAAAGGTGAAAATGACATTATTCCTTATGAATGGTGTATTCGTGAAGATATTGGAATTGAGGAAGTCAAATGGAAACCATCTATTTTCATGCCCCGGTCAGCTTCCAGAATCCAGCTTAAAATCAAAGATATTAGGGTTGAGAGGGTGAATGATGTTGAGCCGGGAGATTGTTTAAGCGAGGGAATAGAAGCGTGTGATCATTATGAGGAAAATCCTTTCGGGTGTGAATGTGTGATATTTTCTTTTATGGATCTTTGGGACTCAATAAATAAAAAAAGAGGCTACGGATGGGATAAGAATCCTTATGTCTGGGTAGTTGAATTTGAGGTAATATGAAAATCAAATACTCTAATAACTCCCCGTTCTGCCTAGCGTGCAACGAAAAAGAGTGCAACATAAGCAAAAACGGGTTAATGTGTTCGCTGCTTAGGTTTTATGATGAAAGGTGGATGCATGAGAAGCTGGGGGAGAATTGCTTGAAAAATGAGAGGGATGAGAGGGATGGGAATCAGATTAACATATTTTAAAATAATCGATTTAGTGGTTGACAGTGTATTGAATGGATAGTAAGTTATATGAATCAGATTGAGGGTTTGATAAAAGTTTAATGGGTCAGGGCAACACGCCCGTTCGGTGCGTACCTCAATCCGCACTGAGGCCCAACGATTGAGGGTAAAAATGAAAATATTAAAAAGAATAACCGTTCCAACTGGAGACATACTAATAGTTGATGGCGATAATGGTAAGTTAGAGTGCCTTTCTTTAGGGGATTATGGGAAAGATGTTAATCTAAACCAAAATAAAATAGTTCCTGATGGATTACAGCTTCTCCCTTTATCGAAAAAATGGGTAATAACTGTTTCAACGCAATATGGGTGTTCGATGGGCTGTAACTTCTGTGATGTTCCTAAAGTTGGTTCGGGGAAAAATGCAACTGGGTTTGACTTAATAAATCAAGTAATAACAGGATTAAGATTACATCCTGATATAAAGTATTCTGACAGATTAAATATCCACTTTGCGAGAATGGGTGAACCGACATGGAACTATGACGTTATTCGTGCTGCAAAGTGGTTTGCTGAGAATCTAAGTCATACTGTCCACCCTGTAGTTTCGACTATGATGCCTAAGAAAAATAATAATCTCGTTAAGTTTCTTCAGGATTGGATGAAAGTAAAGAATGAAGTTTATGAAGGAAATGCAGGGCTTCAACTGTCGATTAATTCAACAAACCCTATTGAAAGGGATATAATGTTTAACGGAAACGCTATGCCTTTACCTTCTATTGGTAATTTAATGGATTCGTGCTCTTCCCCTGTTGGGAGGAAAATAACACTTAATTTTGCCGTTGCAGATTATGACGTCGAACCGGAAAAACTTCTTCCGTGGTTTAACCCTAGAAATTACATAATCAAACTCACACCAATGCACAAGACAAAAACCGCTTTGGAAGCTGATATTAAAACAGAAGGTGATTATACAAATCCAGAACCTTATCAAGAATTAGACGAAAAGTTCAAAAAGGCGGGGTATGAAACGTTAGTATTTATTGCAAGCAATGAAGAGGATTTGAGCCGCATAACTTGTGGAAATGCGATATTATCTGATGAGGTAAAATCATGAGAAGAACACTAAACCGCCTCCCAGATAAAGAAGACACAATGACCGAAGCTCAGATACTTTATGACCGCCACGTTTGCGCTCGTATCAGTGAATTACGCTTTGAGCAGGTTGACGAAGATGGTGAAGTGGCGCAAATCGGAGTCTGCACTATAAGCGGTGAAGAAGTGATTGCGGATCAATGTACTGGTTTGCCATGCAGTAAGGTGATGGAAGAAATAGAATGAACTGCCCACTATACTACCTAAACCAAGTCCACAACATAGCCTGTCTAACAATCAGCTTATGGGCTATTGTAGGGATTATATGGGGTTATTTGTGGTTGCATTCGATTATGTACGGGATGAATGATTGGGAGATTGAACAGGTGATAAAGGAGAAATATGGAAATCAAAGGAACGATTGAGGGTGAAATAAAAACAATAACAGACGATAAACCAATGATGCATAATTTTAAGATCATTGGAAAAGGAACTATTGAAGAAGTGGAAGCGTTTATTAACCATGCTTTTAAGTTTAAACCTAAAAACCAACAAGGAGAATGAAGGTGAAATTAAAATACACGAAAAGCAGTAAATATAATGTTGCGGATAAGAATGAATTCTATGTGAATTTATTACAATATCTAGCGCACGACTGGAGAAAGAAGCTAAAAAACATCAAATTTATTGACTATGACACAGCAACAGGGTTTCTTATTGTTTCCCCTGGATTTGATTTTGACCCATCAGGTCCAACGATTGACGATGAGACAAATATCAGAGCTTCTTGTATTCACGATGCTTTATATAAAATGATTCGGTGGGGCGTTTTAATCCCAGAATCAAGAAAGTTTGCAGATGTGGTTTTTGATAGGATAGCAAAAAAGGATGGAATGTGGTGGTGGAGAAGGAAATATTATCTATTCTTTTTAAGAAAGGGCGCTGGTTTTGCTGCTGACCCTGACAATAAAAAGAAAATCTATGTTTGTGGAAATTAATGCAATTCCCGAAAAAACCAAGGATAAAAAGCAAGAAGGCGATAAAAGATTATGAAAAAAGCCACCCATTCTGTGAAATATGTTCCGGACAACCTTACTTGGGACCTCACCACATTATCTTTCGGTCACAAGGGGGAAGTGACGTTCCGGAAAACCTTATCCGTCTCTGCTATAACAAACACAGGGATGCGCATGGACCAGATTCACGCAAAATCAGAGAAGAGTTAAAGGACTTTAAAAATGGGTAAAAAATCACGATTCACAACAAATACCAAAATCAGATCCGCACTCAGGCAGTTATTTCTTAGAAGCAGAGAAAGAGGGGAAGCTATCAAAAGAGACAAATACACTTGCTCATGCGGTGCTAAACAATCGAGGGCGAAGGGTAGAGAAGTTTATGTTGAAGTTCATCACAAAGAGAACATCCTGAATTGGGATAAGTTATTTGAAGCGGTCCGGAAATATTTATTGTGCCATCCTGATGAATTAGAAACGAAATGTAAAGAGTGTCATAAAAAAGAACATAAAGGAGATTGAATGAAAGATTATAGCTACTTCCAAGACAATAATAGCAAAGTAATGGAAATAAATTATGAGCATAAAAGTTGTAATAATTGTTGGTTCGGGTGCAATACTCGGATAGGATGCTCACCAGCTATGTCTAAAACGTGTGACAACTTTAGGAACTGGAAACCGGATAATGAAACTAAATCGAGGGGAGGGATAAAATGAGAAGATTACAAATATTTCTTAGATTAAAGTGGGAAGAAGTTGGGACGCCTTTGGTTGAGAGTGTAAAAGATTTTTGGAAAATTTGGCTCGGTGCGTTTTTATTGTACTTAGCTGGTTTGTTTTTATCTATAACTTGGGCAGTAAAAGATCCAGTATGGTTTAGAGTCACGCTACTTCCAATTCTGTTTGGAATAATAATAGGCGTTGCTTTATATTTTTCAGGCGTGTTTATTTATGGATTATACAAATTATTTAAATTTTTAGCCGATAATTGGAAAGAAGCTGGAAGAATTTTAGAAGAGGAAAAGAAGAATGAAAATACCGGAATATATAAAAGATAATGAAGTGGATTGTGGCTGTGGCTGTGGATTGGTCCCAAATAAAACATTTATGAAAAAACTGTATATTTGGAGATTATTGCAAAATAAGCCAAGACGGTTTTTAAGTGGATCTCGCTGCCGTCCATACAACAAGCTAAAAGGTGGATCTGGTGACTCTGCTCACATCCGTGGGGCTGTAGATGTTTATATCCCAACAGGGCAGATGGGCAAAGCCGTTTCTGATGCAATAAAAGCCGGAATGACTGGGATTGGTATTAAATCAAACAGGAAGTCTATTCATTTGGATGATAAGCACAAAGAATTGACGATATGGAGTTATGAATGAAAGTTTACATAGTAATGACAGAAGACCGGCATGTTGACGTCGAATTAGAATTATATCGGGATAAGAAAGAGGCTAATGAAAGAGCTAGATACTTGGTTTATTTTTATGGAAGTAAATACCCTGAAAGTATAGAAGAAGAAACTACTGATGGATTATATCATGGGGTCTATTCGTGTGAAGGTGATAGAATTACTGTTTTAGAAAAAGAAATCGAAGGGAAATCATGAACCAAGACTACGACAAACAAACAGAGAAACAGCTACAGGCAGCGGAGAAAGGCAGAGCGTTTGTGATCTCACTATGCGTTTTGGGGATTATTTACCTGGTACTTTGGTTTAATTGGTGAAATGTGTTGCATAGCGTAACGAATTAATATATAATGAAACATATGGTAACAAATTCAAAACCAGTAAGAATTAACAAAGAGTTAATGATTGAAGCAGAAAGGATAGCAGAAAAAGAAGATAGATCGATACCAAGGCAGATAAATAGATTGGTTAGGATTGGATTAAAATGTGCAAGCGGAGAACGAAAATAAAATGCCCCAAATGCAGAAGGAAAATGTTTGCTATGGGCGTTGCTATGCTTGAATGTGTTTTTTGTGGGATTTTTAAGGATAGGAAATAAATGGAAGGTGGTGGAATAGGTAGACACAGTCGTTATTCATGCGAGACTAAGGTAGTTGGCCCGAGAAAACACGGTTAAGCCCAGATACTCGAGACTAATACATAGCGTGGCTTATTGTAGGGTGACTTTACGAAATGAAGGTATAAAATCCGACTTCGGCAAATCCCTGCCCTTCCAAACTAAAATTATGAAAACAACAATAAGCATAGACAACACTTTCAATCAACCTTCTGTTGGTCAGCAAATGACAATAGCAGGTGTTTATTATAAGCGCTTGTTTTGGGAGATATTCTTTTTCTGGAAGTGCGGAAGGATGTTAAAACGCTTTGATATTACTGAAGTACAATCTAGATCATCATTAACAATAGAGGAATGGTGAGAGCTTCATTCGTACCGAGTGTGATCTGCCCTCATTGCGGAATCATAATGGCACAAATCCTAGAAGGCAACAATAAAAGCCTCCAGTGCATTTCAAAGGACTGTAAAATATTAGGGATTAGCTTTAATTTCCCCGAGGTTGAGATTGAACTGAAGGAGAAGAAGTGAAAAGAATTCCCTGGAAACTAATAAACGGTCATATGCTTGACACTCAAGACATTGAAGAGGATGAAATATTCGCTATTTACGGTTCTGGTGTGAAATCAGTTGATGATGTTCTAATGTGCTTTAAAAAGACCGGGGAAACGTTGTATGGGGATTATGAAGAGAAATTGTTTTATTCTCCAGAGGTTATGGCTGTATGAAACGCCGTTCTTTCTTTAAATTCCTAGCCGTTGGAGCTTCGATTGCTGTTTGTAATCTGAAGGAGAAGGCTGTTGAAGTGTGTAAAAATCAAAGCATTACGAGTGGATCTTATAGAATCGGACTTGGGACTAATTGGGCTAATATTGCTGAATTCGAGGCTGATATTGGAAATTTAACGAATAACTTGACTGTAAAATTATGAACAAAAGACAGAGAAAGAAACAGATTAAAAAAAGATGGAAAGAATTTTCTGAAGATCCATTCAAGGAGATGTTAAGATTGGACTATTTATGGAAAAAGGCTTGTGTAAGTCCTTATTATGTTTGTAAAATTGGGTAACTCTATGATAAAAAAGATACAAACAAAGGATATTTCAACAGAAATGGTACTTGATGCTTACAGAACTTACGATAAATGGAAAGGTCAATACCCATATGATATTATAATGGAAAAAACCGGATGTTGTTTCAAAGTGGCTTATGGAGCTATGGACAGGGAAGATGACAAAGGTTTGATTAATTATGGTGTTTCGTTAAGAACAGGATGGATTGAGGCTGAGAATGTTTAAAAAGATACTTAACTGGTTGAAACCAAAGACTCGTTATGAGAAAATGCTTATTGAAGCCAAGAAAGAACTTTTAACAAGGAAAATTAAAGCTTTAAAAGCTATGCCCGGGATTAAAAAGTATCGCGCCGGAACCACCAGACCAAAATTATTTTATCTTGGTGAAACTACCACAGAAGAGTATGGGGAAGCATTTAACAGGGGAATGAACGCTCTTGATAATATGAATAGGGTATTAAACGAAGGCGATACAGATGAGAACAACGGGCACATGGTCTGGGATGGTACATCTATGAGAGTCGTTAATTTCAGCGAAAAAAGCATTAAATCCGAAATAGATGAAATGATAAGGGAAGTGAATAAATGAGAACAGTATTTAGAATTTATCAGAATAAAGATGGCTCATTTGAAGGCGAACAAATGATGGAAGGATTATCACATTCAGAAGATTTGCAGGTTCTAGGTTTAATCGGTGTACTAAAAAGCAAGATTGAAAGCGACTTTGAGCATCACGATATGAGCGATGGCGATGTCGAGAAATCTAGGAAATTGGTTGATTAATGCCAATTAAACAAAACCTAACCAGACTTGGAGATATTAAAATAATGGTATCTGGGATAGTAAAGAGGGATACTATTATTGTGCATCCTGAGACAAAGTGGAAGCTGGAGGAGTGGGTTAAGCGGGTAGAGGAGAAAGATGGAACCGCCGCTATGTAAATGTAAAAAGTTCATGAAGGTTATTATACCGCCCTCCAGACCGGAAAAGGCTGAATATGTTTGTTGGGATTGCAAAAAAGGCATATTAATTAATGATATCGATGTAATTCAATACTTCCAGAATAAGAAATGAAAAATAAAACGCTAAAACTAATACGCAAAGAAGCGATCCGCTGGTTCGAAACTGGTGAAGCTGAAGGTGATTCTATAGAACAGGTTTTTGAGGATTCCCTGGCAAATTACGAGAAAATGACGGTTCAACAGCAATTTGAATGTAGGCAGGAGATGAAGAAATTGAATGGGGAGGGATTGATTTTATGATAAAATTAACCGAAACACAAACCAAAGACATGAAGATTGGAGATAAATACACTATTCCAGGATTTGCTATAAACAGACATGGAAAGCTAATTATTGACGATAAAGACCCTAAAACTGGATTTGTTTACAAGCCAGTGAAACAAGCTTTATTCTTCTGTAGGTTGAATTCTGATGGTGAAAAGACGTTGAAACTGGAGCCTTATACTTACAATAATAAAGAAGTTAAGGTTTTACCGGACTAATCTAAAATAAATAAAACTAGATGCTTTAAGCCTTCTCTTAATCGAGAGGGCTTTTTTTATGTTGATAGATGTTGATAACTATTGCTGTTTTTAGCCTGAATAATGCAATATGTTGATAGACGTTGATTAATTGTTAATAAATATCTTGCAATGTTGATAGATTGTGTATATTATAATAGAATATGGCTGCGGGACAACCAACGAAATATACTAAACGAATGCTTAACAAAGCTAAGCAATGGATAGCGAATTTCGAATTTGAGTATGACTCCCCGGTAACTACTACAACAAAATCCAAAGATAAAAAAGGTGAGGAAAAGGAAGAGTCTGTTGAGGAGATGAAACAGAAAGTCAACCTCCCTCCATTCATATCAGACCTTGCAAAACATCTTAATGTTTCACGTGACACAATCTATGAATGGCAGAAAAAACACCCTGAATTCTCCGACACTATAAAAAAAGACCTTAAAAATAAGTTTGAAGAAGTCCTTGTAAAGAACGCCCTGTTAAATCGTTATAGCCCTGCATTCGCAATCTTTACCGCTAAGAACTGCATAGGATGGAAAGATAAGCAAGAAATATCAGGCGATCCAGATAGACCATTAATCACAGTAATCAAAAGGGTGATAGTTAAGAATGGAACTTGAGATTACTACTCCAGAGGTTTTTGAACCGCTTATAAAGCCTGCCAGATATAAAGGTATTCATGGGGGTCGTGGTTCCGGAAAGTCTCATTTCTTTGGTGAAATGGCTATTGAAAGCCTTATTGAAGACCCAAATAAAAGAGGGGTTTGCATTCGCGAGGTTCAGAAGTCGCTTGACCAGTCCGTTAAACATCTGTTAGAAATCAAAATAGAGAAAATGGGTGTTGGACATTACTTTGATGTTCAAAATAGCGTTATTAAATCAAAAATGGGAGATGGTCAAATAATCTTCCAAGGTATGCAAAATCATACAGCCGATTCAATCAAGTCTTTAGAAGGTTATGATTGGGCTTGGGTTGAAGAAGCTCAAGGATTAAGTCATAGAAGTCTTGAATTGTTGCGTCCCACTATCCGGAAAGAGAATAAAGAAACAGGTGAACAGTCGGAATTATGGTTTTCATGGAACCCAGAGAATCCAACCGATCCAGTTGATCGGTTACTAAGAGGGAAACATGTTCCGGAAAATTGGACGGTTATTGAAGCTAATTATATGGACAATCCCTGGTTTCCTAATGTTTTACGGGATGAAATGGAGTACGATAAATCAAGAGATTCAGACAAATATGAGCATGTTTGGCTTGGCGGTTATCAAAAGAACAGTGAAAAAAGAGTATTTAAGAATTGGAGAGTAGAGGAGTTTGAAACACCGAAAGATGCCATTTTAAGGTTTGGAGCTGATTGGGGTTTTGCTGTCGATCCTACTGCCTTAGTCAGATTGTGGATTGAAGGTAGGAAACTTTATATTGATTATGAAGCTTATATGGTTAATTGCGAGATAGTCAATACTCCAGAACTATTCATGACAGTACCGGAGTCTGAGAAATGGCCTATTATCGCTGACTCATCGAGACCAGAAACTATTAGTCATGTGAGAAATGATGGGTTTCCTCGCATTATGGGTGCAGTCAAAGGACCAGGAAGTATTGAGGATGGAATAGAGTTTCTTAAAAACTATGATATCATTGTCCACCCTCGCTGTAAGCACGTTATTTATGAATTAACCCACTATTCTTTTAAAGTTGATCCGCTAACCGGGGAAATTCTTTCTGTTTTAGAAGATAAGCACAACCACGTAATAGATGCCCTCAGATATGCTTGTGAAAGTATCCGGAGAATCCAGACAGAGCTAAAAGAAGAGGAAGAGGAAGATGATTATTACCCTGAATCATGGGAAGGCAACTAAATGCAATTAATGCCAGAATATAAGAAAGACTCCGCAAACACTAAACTGATAGAAAAGTTTGAGGAACATTGGGAAAAGATGGATTGCTTCTGGGCAACTCATCATGAAAAGCATAAATATGATATGCAGTTCACCTGGATGAAAGACCAGTGGGATAAAACAGCAAAAGAAGAACGAAGATCGTCTGGCCGGTCCGGAACGGAGACCCCTCTCCCTCCTCGTCCAACATTAGTATTTGACATCAGCTCGCCCCTTATTATAAAAACAATAAACGGGATAATGAAGATGAGGCCGGCTTTGAAAGTCAATGCTGCTGATAGTGATTCAGATGTTGAACTAGCAAAAATCCGGGCTGGCCAGATAAAGTATATCGAGAGAAATACTGGGGCTGTTGATGCTAGGATGTCGGCTGTTAAACAGCAAACAACTGCAGGATATGGGTTTTATAGGTTTGATACTGAGTTTGAGAATCCTCAAAGCTTTAATCATGATGTGAAATATCGTGAAATACCAGATGGAACAACAGTACTATTTGACGAACAATCTACAAAGTTAAATGGTTCTGATAACATGAAGACAATCTTCAATAAAGAGATATCGGATAATGAATTCAAGAAATTAACCGGGAAAGATTGGAAAGATTGGTCAGAAACTAACGATTTAAACGCTGTTGGCGATGAAACAAAAAGAACTTGTTGGGGAACACATGAAAGCCCTTCAATCAATGAATGGTGGTATGTTGAGGAAAAACCAGAGACATTGGTTCAAATAACCTTGGAAGACGTTGTTCCCCCTGAATTGGCTCCTGAACAGCAGTCGGAATGGTTACAAGCAAACGTACCAGAAGAGATTGGAAAGCGTGACGGTGAAGGAATGTTCTTAAAAGACCTGAAAAAGGCTGTTGAGGGCACACCGTTTGAGCATGAAGATTTCATGGATACTGATGATGAAGGTGAATATATTACCAGGAAATCCCAATCAAGACAGGTCCACCGCTGCAAATTAGTTGGAAAGAAGATTATTGAACATATTTCATGGCCTGGCTATTGGATTCCTGTTTTTAGAGTCCTTGGGCATGTTACCCGTTCAGATGGCAAAGTCCACATGGAAGGAATGTCAAGAGCAATTCAATCATGGCAAAAAGCGTATAATTACGTTAAAAACAACAAATTAGAAAGGATTGCGCTTAGCCCTAAACAGTCAATTATTTATGATACTGATTCAGTTTCTAAGAAAAACAAAAAGAAATTAGATACAGCAAACGTCCGGAACTGGCCTTCTATTGGTGTAAAAGGAATGACAGCCGATGGTAAGTCTCATTTTCAACCTTATAGAATGCAGGGCGTTGATGTTGATGCTGGTTTAGTTGTTGAGGAAGAATCACTAGGGGCTGGAATGAATGCCGCATTAGGCTTGTATGGAGCTTATACGGGTGATACTAAAAACGAAAAGTCTGGAAGAGCTATTCAAGCCGGTGCCGCTGAATCTGCTGATGTTACTTTCAATTTTCCTAATAATCTAGGGCGTACAATGGATTTCGAAGGAAAGGTTCTAAATGATTTGATTCCAAAGGTTTATGACAAAGCTCGTCAAGTAAGAATGATTGGTGAGGATGATGAGGAACAAGTTATTTGGATTAATAAACTCACTCAAGACCGTGAAGGAAATGAGGTTACTTATGACATGAATCAAGGGAAGTTTGATGTTACCTACACAATGCAACCATCTGCCGAAACAAAGAGAATTGAGCAGCGTGAGGAAATGGAGGCTCTTTTTGGTGGTGCTCCTGAACTTAGGGAAATTCTGGCTGATGAATTCATTAAAACTCATGATTGGGAAGGTGCGGATAAATTAGCTGTAAGGATTAAATCATTTATCAAAATGAAATATCCTGATTTGAAGCTTGATGATGATGAAAAAGCTGGTCCTTCTCCGGAAGAGCAGCAAATGAATCAAGTCATCCATGAATTAACTGCACAGGTTCAGCAGTTGATGGAAGAAAACCAAGCAATGAAAGTTGACAAGTCTAACGAAACTCAGAAAATAGAGAATGAAGACTTGAGCGCGGAAGAGCAGAACGCTAATACTGAATATGATAATGAGACTAAGAGAATGAAAGTCGTTTCTGAAGCTAAGGCGAAAGAAAAAGAGCTTCGATTCAAAATGGATGAAGCCGAGCGAAAACATGAATTAGAATTAAAAAAGCTTGACAATCAGCTACAAGATAATCTCAATAACCAGAAATCAGAAGAAAACCGAGCTGGCACACAAACCCATTTTGACGGGTTGAAAGATGGTTTGAACGGGGAAATCACTAGTTTAAGGCAAGAATTTTCTGGGCAAATGGCAGAGCTGGCAAAGGTGATAGCTTCCAATCCTGTTAATGTGAAAATTGATAATATAATACCTAAAAAGCAGAATTCAACGGTAAAAAAGAACACAGACGGCACTATTGACATTAAACATGAGGATGCAGATGACACAGAAAGTAGGTAATCGAATATTGTGGGGTGTAATTTTAACCGCTTTAATATTCGCAGGCACGGTTATTTATGGGGCTGGAGAGCAAAACGCTAAGATTAAAGAGAATACTGAGGATATCGCAGAGCATAAGGATGATGTTAAAGGGATGTCAATCACGATTCACAGAAAGCTAAATGAGCATATCAGAGAGCAGAAAGTTGATACTAAAGAAATGAAACAGATGTTAAACTCAATTTATTATAAGGTGAAATGAGCGGTTTTGTAGACGTAATAGTCAAGATTGGCGATCAAGGTTTTAATACCGATACGCCCCATATTTATGGTATGGATGGCGGGATTGCCTCTGTAATGGACGGTGACGAGTGGAAAGATGGATATCAATTTTCTGACAACATGAGAAAAGTCTATGGTATTTTAAGAGTAGATAAATCATTAAAAGATGTATTTAGAAAAGCATCACAGCAATTAAATAGAGTGACCCCAGAAGAAAGATTGTTAGGCAAGGTTGATTTACTTACCGCAAGAAGGCATGAGGGTTGTTTTGATTTGAATGATTTAGTGAAAATAATCCCCAATGGGTCGGACTTGATAAAAAAATGGCGTGGGGGGGATATTGTAAGCCCTATTGAAATGAGGGGAAATAGTGATTTGATCACAAAATTAAAACCTTCTATTGATAGGGATTTTTCGGCGTTAAAGATTGATAATAACGCTTTTACATCTGGAACTAAAACATGGGGTGGGGCTGGAACTCCTGATTATGCTGATTTAAACACGCTTGATTTAGATTTAGGTACACCATTCACTGGTGATGTTATAGCAAGAATGGATGGTGATACAACGGAATCGGTGGCTGTTGTTACTGCTCAAAATGCCGATGGAAACGCTTTCACTGTTGATTCTGGCAATCCTCATGCCGGAGGCGGAAAATCAGCGGGTTACACTCATACAATAACCCAAAATAGCTACGCTGTTCAATTATACACGACAAACGCCTCAACTATGAAATATGGACAATCTTACATGGTAAGAAGTGGAGCTGGGCAAAATAACGTTGAAATGTTAGTTATGTGGTACGGTGGGATTATTCACGATATGTATTTTAACGCTGGTGGATATGCAACAGGACGAGGACCATGGGCGGGGGCTGGATCAACTATTTATAACTGTATGTCTTGGGGTTCTCAACAAATGGGGTTAAGACTTTCAAACGGTGCTGGGTCAGCTAAAAATGTTGGTGTGATAAATACGGGTGGAGCCGGAATAGGGGTTGATGCTAATAGTGAAGCTTGGGTTATAGATAATGTATATGCTTTTAACTCCGCAACAGCTTTTTCTAACGTAGCAAGCGCAACAGGAAGAAACACTGCAAGCGATGATACTACAAACGAAAATGGTGACTTTTCTACTGGTTCAGGAAATCAATCAAGTTTAACAGAGGCTGACGAAATTGAAAATGATGACACGAGCGCAGATTTTGGAAAAGCATTAGTTACTGGTTCAATCTACAATTTAGGAAATACTAACCATGAATCAACCGAAGGAATGGCTGAGGTGACGTGGGATGCAGTAAATCCAAGTATTGGGTCTTTTCAAGTCGGGGCGGCTAGCCCAGCTGGTCCACCAGTAGGAACTTTAAGCATGATGGGATTAGGAAGATAAGGAGAATATTATGGCTGATAATTTTAGTACGACAGTTGGAGATGGAACGGGACCAGACTTTGCAAGTGATGATGTTGGATCGGTTCAATATCCGAGAGGTAAAGTAAGCCTTGGAGCTGATGGCTCGGCTGCTGATGCTTTAGGGGGTGCTGGTGCGGTTGCTGCTGGAGTTCAACGGGTTACTTTAGCTAGTGACGATCCAGCTGTTGTCGATTTGGCTGCTATTGAGGTATTACAAACTACAATAGCTGGCGATACTACTAGCATTGATGGAAAGATTACTGCCTGCAACACTGGGGCTGTCGTAGTTTCCTCTGGTGCGATAACTGAAACGAACTCAGGGACAATTGCGGGAGACACTACTTCTATTGAAGGGAAAATAACAGCTTGCAATACGGGTGCAACTGTTTTAACTAATACATCTATTTTAGGTCCCGGTGATCCGGTAGTTGATTCTTATACTCAAGTTGTTTTGAGTGAAGATGCTGGGTCTGATAATGAAATAATAGCAGCACCAGGAGCAGATAAACAGATTTGGATTTATGGTGCAATATTTTCTTGTGATACCGCTGCAACTTCTGTTAATTTTCAAGATGAAGATGATACTTCTGTTAGTGGAGTAATGCTTTTTGCTCAATATGGTGGAATGGCTGTCGCTCCTTCAGGTAATTTTAGTCAACCGCTCTGGAAGGTGCCTACAAATAAAGCTCTTGAAGTTGATTTGCTTACTGGAGATATTGACGGGACTCTAACTTATGGAATTATTGACGTTTCATGATTAGTCATCTCATAGCAGTTAACATAGTTGAGGGTCCGGGAGCAACGGACGTTTCTACCACGTTAACACCTACAGATATATGCAATATCTGGTCGTATGAGATTGATGGTGTTTCAATGAGAAAGCGAATGAGGCTGTATGATGCTGTAATAGCTGGTTATTGTGACCTTTCAGAAAATAATACTCCCCGGTATGCAAGCCCATGGGATAAAGCGAAATTTAGAGTCCAGTATACCGTAGATAAAGAAAATGGTAACAGAATTAAACAATTAGTAATGGATTTAGATTGATGTTTGGAGCGGGATTTTTCGGGAAAGGTTATTTTGGGCCTGGTCATTTTGGGCCTGGTGTTGAAGTAGGCGGTCACCCTGCAAAAGAAAAACTCAAAACCTTAGAAGAAAAGCAAAATGAATTAATAATTGATAACATCCCGGCAAGACTTCTCATTGATATTGAGAAGGTTCCGGAAGTTACAACCAACAGAGATTTAGCTGAACAGAATATCAGTGAAATCGTAAAAGAGGAAATTAAAGATAATATCAACGTAGATGATGATATTATGGAAATGATAGCCCTGTATGAGGCTACAAGTTGAAATTACACAATAGTGATAATCGGTACACCAGCACCGTCGAGCTGTGATAAAACCTAGGAGTAAACCTATGACTGAACAGAATACTAACGTTGAAGATGTCAACATCAATGATTTGGATAATGGTAATAACCAGGAATCCAACCAAAACACTGATGATTTGTTGAACAACTCTCTTGATAATAATCAGGATGATAACACAAATGACCGGGATGATAATAACAATGATGACAACGGGGATAATTCACAGAATGAAAATTCTGATGATAAATCCGGTGATGATAGTAATGACCAAAATCAACCAAGCAAAAGAGTCAACAGAAATAAAAAACGCTTTGACCGGGTAAGTGGTGAGAGAGATAGTTTGGCAGAGAGACTCAGTAAATATGAAAATACTGATGGTACTCCTGTTAATCAGCAAGATCAAAATACACAGCAAAAGTCAGATGGTGCTCCTAACCCAGATGATTTTGAACATGGCATAAATGATATTAATTATATCACAGCTATTTCAGAATATCATGGTGCTCAAGGATACCAAAAAGCGAAAACAAAAGACCAGGAACAGACACAGCAGAACCAAGAAGCTCAAAACATTCAAGACGCTGAATTTAAATACAATAATAATTTAGATACAGCCGAAAAGAAGTATAGGGACTTTAACGAAGTAATTAGCAAGAATAAAGTTGATTTAGACACTAGGACTGTTATGGTGATAAAAAACCATGATTTAGGTGCTGAAATGACTTATGCTATTTTAAAGAATAAAGACCTTTCTTCAGCAATGTCTAATGCTTCCCCTGATGAGCGTTTATTAATGGTTGGATCGTTGGCTGCAAAATTAACGCCGGCACAACAGAAGAAGGGGAAAAAGAAAACAGATTTTCCGGACCCCATGGGCGCAGTTGAGTCGGATCGAATCAATAACACACGTGAATATAAGGAAGGAGGAACGCAGAGTGATTTTGACGCTGCCCATCCCTTTTCTGATTTGCAAGAAATGTAAAGGATAATTATGTCTAATGAATTTAAAATTAGTGATCTAGCGACTAAGCAGATTATACAGAGTTTACATGCTCGTGGTAATCTGGTTAATACGGTGGACAAATCACGGTCTAGAGATTTTCTCCAGACAAAATATACCCCTGGCTTAACGGTTAGGATTCCAATTGAACATCAACCAACAATGACTAAAGGTCGTGTGGCTACTGTTCAAGATATTGAAACGCTGGAAAGTTCAGTGACAATCGAACAGTACAACAATGCTGAAGATTACACTACAATTGAAAGACGTTACAATATGGATAATGAAAAAGATGTTCGCCGATATGCTGACGGTCTGGCAATGCGACTCCTTCGGGAAGTTGACGTTACTGGATTTAATCATATGGCTCTTAATACTGGTAATAATGTTGGTACTCCCGGCGTTGATACTGGAGCATTAAGGATTTATGGTGAAGCAAGAGCAAAAATAGTTGAAGCATTAGCACCCGAAAGGGAATGTTATGCAGCAATTAACCCTATGGGTAATGTTGCTCTTACTGATGCTATGAAGAATATCACTAATCCTGGTAAAGAAATTTCCAACCAGTACCTTCGTGGTCGCATGAAAAAAGCTGTTGGTTTGAATTTCTACGAATCACAGTCCATCAAACGAATCACAGCCGGTACGACTACCGACTTTGCTGGAGCCGTTACGACTACTTCTGTTAGTGGTGCAACTACTCTCGTATTGAAAAGCCTGGGAACTGGTACTATCACAGCAGGAACTAAATTGACGGTTGCTGGTGTATATGCTGTTGACCCTGAAACTAAAGCTACTCTTTCTTATCTCAAACAATTCTCCATTCTTACCGATGCCACTATCGTTGGGAACGCTGCAACTGTTTCTATAAGTCCGACTATCTATGGTTCAGACTCTGTTCACCAGAATGTGTCTGGATTCCCTACTGCTGATGATGTTGTTACAATCGTTAATAGTGGCTCTGCTTCCACTGTTGATGCACAGAATGTTGTGTATGACAAAGAAGCTTATACTTTAGTTTCCGTTCCTCTGCCTAAACCCAAAGGAACAGTTCACAGGATAATTAACTATAACGGTATTCAGATCCGTGTTGGTTATGGTTCTTATGATGGGACTAACGACACTCAAATGCTCCGTTGTGATGCTGTTTGGGGTTGGGGTAATCTACGACCTGATCACGCTTGTATCGTTCATGGCGATTAAGGGAGGACTATTATGAGTGGAACTCTTGGAAATATAGTTGCGATGAAGCAGTTTACTTTTGGAACAGGTAAAACGTGGAGTCAAACAACTGACGATACAGCTGTTGCCCAGACTGTTACGGTTAAAGGGCTTAAAACAACTGATGTAGTGCTGGTTAGAAAACCAACAGAGCAAGCGGATTTAAGTTATAATCCAGTAGCTCTTGTTACTGCTGACGATACTTTATCCATCATCTTCATAGCTAACGGTACAAGTGTGACCGCTACCGCTGAAGAAGAGTGGACGGGTATTGTAATTAAAGCAGAAATCCCAGCATCAAACAATCCAACAATTTAAGGAGATAAAATGGCAATTGAATACTTATCAAAAATGAATGATGACGGTTCGAGTATAAATCAAACCGCCGCTCAGAAATGCGGAGAGCATGGGAAGGTATCGGCTCAGATAGCCAATATTAGTATCATATCAGCCGGTATTACAGTCGATGGAATCACGGCTTTAGTGGATGCCCAGAACGTAGCTATAAACGCTATGATCGCAGGGTTAACTGTTAAAGGCACGGTTGCTGACGTATAATGCGAATCAATCACGATAATAAGAGCCTTAATTCCAGCGATGGGGTTGAGGCTCCTTATCTGTTCATAGGAATTCCAACTTATGATGGTAAGCCGACTACAAACTGCTTTGCAGCCGTTACTAATTTAATGCTCTTGCTACAGTCGAAAGGGATTAAATCAAAGTTAATGTTTGCGAAATACTGCGGGTTTATTGACAGAGCAAGGAATATGCTTATTAATGAATTCTTAAAAACCGACTGTACGCATATATTAATGGATGATGCTGATCAAGGTTTCGATCATGAGAAAATATTAGAAATGCTTTATAAAGATAAAATGTTTATTGCTGCTGCTGTGAGACAAAAACAGATGGAAGAAACGTATGCAATAAAAGTAAATGTCGATAATGAATTTAGTTTAAAGCCTGTGGAAAAAGACGGTCTTATTTCTACCCATAGAATAGGGTTGGCTTTGGTAATAATAAAAAGAGAGGTTTTTGATAAAATAAGAACTTTTCATAAACTCCCGTATGTAAACAGCACCGGGACACAATTCACTGACACTCACATAGTTCAAGAAGAAAATGGAACGTGGGATTGGTTAGGTGAAGATTATGATTTTTGCACAAAATGCACTGAAGCTGGTGTTAATATATGGATTTATCACGATATAGATGTTTCGCATGTGGGTTATCATGAGTTTAAAGGAAATTTTCACGAATATTTATGCAAACAACCTGGAGGATCGGAAAACAAACCGCGGTCAACAGGTTTAAGAATCAAACAACCAACACAATAGGAGAGAAAAATGAGTTATTTACCAAGAACATTATTCAAGGGTGGAAAGTCTTCAGTCAAAGATACTGATTTCATGAAAGTCCAAACCGAGAAGGAATTTTTAAACGCCGTGAAAAAGGGGTTTATTGTTTCCGGATGTAAAGACGTTAAGGATATGATT